GCACTCATCAATGATGGTGTTAAGATAGGTATCAGTTCACGTGGAGTTGGCAATGGCAAAGTGAACGAAGACGGCATTCTCGTTATTGGTGAAGGTTACAAACTTATCACTTTTGACGCTGTTGCTGATCCTAGCACTTTTGCCGCATTCCAACAAAAGGTCGCATCTAAGGACGAAAGCGTAAAACATTCTTTGCAACACCTGCTGAAAAACCAGCAAAACCGTAATAATATTGTTGTAAAAAATGAAAGCACCCGCATAAATACGGTTAACAAAGATTTGTTGATCGCTTATCTAGGCGGCTTTGTGAAATCTCAAACAGAACAATTTAAGTCGAGGTTAGGCTAATGGACAGAATCACACAAGCATTGAGAAAAGTTCTCCCTGCTGACCAAGTTGCTGAGGTTGCCAAGGCCGTCGAGCAAGTGATGGCTGAGCATTATAACGAGCTTAAAGCTGAGTTTGAATCTAAGCTTGAACAAGCTTATGAGCAACTTGCTGATGAGCGTCGTGCTGACGAGGCTATCGCTGAGCAAGGCTATCAGCAGGCATACGAGATCATTTCTTCTCTCATGAACCGTCTTGATGAGCAACGTCAAGAGTTCGAAGATGCACTTGAGGAAGGCTTCGAGGAAGCCTATCAGGAGCTTCAGAAGGAGAAGAATAAGAATAGAAACATCGAAGTCGAGCTTTATGAGGAGTTCGACAATAAGCTCAAGGCTATGAAGGAAGTTATGGTTGACAAGATCGACCAGTTCCTCGGCCTGCAAGAGCAGGAAATTTACGAGTCAGCTAAGAGAGACATTCTCAACGATCCACGTCTGCTTGAACAGAGGGTTGCTGTTGAGAAGATGGCTGAAATTCTCTCCGACTACATGTCAACCGACGATCTAGCTGGAGTATCTTCGGCTAAACTCGAAGAGGCTTACAAGCAAATTGAAGCCCTTCGTGGCCACATCAGACTGCTCGAAGCTAAAAACGTCAAACTGTCGGTTCAAAAGAACAAGCTCGAAGAGCAAGTTCGTGAGGCGCACAATGTTATCACGGAAGCTACTAAGGTCGAGCGCAAGGAAAGAGTGAATAGAAGAGGAATTGCAAGTGGGCGTGGTCAAAGAGTCGTGAATGAGCAACTCATTAGTGAGTATGCCGCACCGACTAACGCATCGGCCAATGGTCAGGAGCTTACAGAAGCTAACGATCCACTGAACGATCTTCTGGTTCTATCTGGTCTTTCGGAGAACAGATAACTACTAGGTAACTCTTATAACAATTAAGGAAAAATAACACCTATGAACGCACGTTTTCTTAATGAAGCACGTGAGATCGAAGCCAGATGGTCGAGGCCACTAAAAAACGGCAAGTCCATGTTGGACGGCATTAAGGACCGTTTTGAGCGTGCCACGACCGCTGTGTTGCTGGAAAACCAGCGTCTCATGAACGAGGCGATGACCGATACTGGTGACATCGCTCAGTTCAAGAGAATCTCGATTCCTCTCGTAAGAAGAATTTATCCGCAACTCATTGCCAATAAGATTGTCTCTGTACAACCTCTTCTTGGCCCAACGGGTCTGGTTTACTACCTGAGATTCCGTTACTCGTCCAATAAGGGCGCAATGCGTGGTGCCGACCTTAACAGCGGCTACCCGACTGATGACTCAACCTCGTTGATGCAGCTTGCCTCCGGTGATGGTAATCTTGACATCTACTACACTCACCAGTTCGTACAGAACGAGACGACTTCGACTGACGCCGGTGGAGACACAACTTCGGTTTTCGCTCCGCTTGAGCACACTCCGGTCCTCGCTGGCACGCTGACTGGTACGGTGTATGATGGCACTGTCGCTGTTCAGACCTTCGTTGTCGCTGAGAATGGCACCTTCACCTTCACCGACATTGGCACTCCAACCATTAAGGCCACCAGCGGTACTATTGACCTTGTGACCGGTGAAATCACCCTCACTTGGAACAGCGATCCGGGTGCAAACCACTTGGTTGTATCTTACGAGTACAACCTTGAGTGTCAAGCCGATCTCCCAGAAGTCAACCTCGTGGTTGAAAGTGAAGAGATCGCTGCTAAGACCCGTAAGCTGAAGGCTGTTTGGAGCTACGAGGCTCAGCAAGACCTTCGTTCGCAGCACAACCTTGACGCAGAAGCTGAACTTACGGCTGTTCTTGCTCAGGAAATCAACCTCGAAATCGACCGTGAAGTTCTTACGGACCTCCGTAACAACGCCGGTACTATCGCTGTGTGGGATTTCAACACTGCACTCGGGGATACAATTAAGGAGAAATACGAAAGTCTCTACGTTAAAGTAGTAGAAGTTTCAAACGTCGTTCACCGTAAGACCCTTCGTGGCGGTTGCAATTGGCTTGTAACCTCACCTGAAGTTGCCTCGGTGTTCGAGACGGCAACCGCTGGTTTCGCACCTGCACCGTCTGAGACGTTCACAAGCAGCCTTGGCATCCAGTACGTCGGCACGATCAACAATCGTTGGAGACTGTACAAAGACCCGCTCTTCCCACAAGGTCAAATCTTACTCGGGTATAGGGGCGATTCTTACATGGACTCGGGCTACTTCTATTGTCCTTATGTTCCTCTTACTCAAACTCCTGTGGTCTTAGACCCAGAAAGCTTCTGCCCACGTAAGGGTATCTTAACCCGTTACGGCAAGAAGCTGCTAAGAGAAGGGGCTAAGTTCTATGCCCGCATGTCGATTGCCAACTTCATTATCTAATTGAAGTTACGTCAAATTGACTCGACGTAAGTTGAAAAACACTAAGCCATGTCAACGAAAAGTTGGCATGGCTTTTTTGTTTAAGATATACTATACTTTTTTAAGCATCAACTACCACGACCCTGAAGGGTCGTGGTAGTTGACCGATGATAGGTTCACCATCGAAGACGCCCAATCCATCAAAATCATTTCGGTCGATCTTCTATGGCCAGATAGCGAGTTACTAGTGAAGTATGTTGTCAAATAAGTACAAAAACATTGACAGAACAGGCCCAGCCATCTGGAATTTCAAATACTATGATATCCCGATTGAAATTACGGGACTCATGGGTATTGGCAAGGATGGCCGGGCCTACATGCGGGACAAGAGCGGCACGGGGATACCATTAGACGAGATTACTTGGCCCGATGAAGATGAGAAAGAAAGCTAAATACTGGCGGTGCTCATAGGCAAGGAGTCGAGATGAGTTAGCCAGAAATTTTGTCCGAGTGAACTACCCCGACCCTGAAGGGTCGGGGCTTCTTGCTTCATCGCAGAACGCTCTTTAACGACTTTCATCGCTTTCAAGTCTTACTTCCGCTCCCCAAGCCAACCCCTTTGTCCTACAATTCTTGGCTTTGACTTTGTTTTAGATTTGCTCCACTTTGCGTTTCGTTTTAGTTCATTTTCAGTCCATCCGCCTTTCATCCCACTACCCTGAAGAGCTGGTCAAAGCTCGCTCCCTTCGGTCGCTCGTTCTTTAACCAGCCAATTCTTTTTCAGAATTGGTAGAGGTTTTCAGGCGGCGGCGGAATAAAACGCTGGTTAAAAGGAGTTGACCCGCATCTAAAAACACTGACTTATGGATGGACTGAATGAAAAACCATTCAGGAGATTGACGTAATTAAATCTTTGTATAAGTTGACTATTATTGAAGAACAAGGAAATGCCAACGATGGAAATATTTCTTGAAAGAAACGCAGATGGCATCACCAAAGTCGATGGGGCCACATTCCAAGTGCCCACCGACAGAACGGCATTAAGCGTCATCGGATGTAATTACATTCAAGATGGTGATAATTTCAGAAGCGATGGTTGGGTCTACGGACCTGATGGCAAGAGACGACGCAAGTGGTTCGTGAGGTTCATGAACTCCTGCTCTTCTCAGCATAACGCCCTGATCTGGAAGCCCAAACTGGAAAACGTGGCACTACTTGAAAAGAAGCGGTGGCAGTTCTACCAGAAGGCTAAGCGCATAACCGAACCTATGTGGGTTGAGATGCAGACCCGCATCAAGGAGGCCGGTAAATTCTACGGTTATGTTAAGTTTAAGAATCATGAGTCTGAAGGGTATGTTGTTTTCAACCAATACGGCGTCTCGGATGGAATTTCGTGGTCTTGGGTCAATGAAGGCGAGGAAATCAGTCCCGTGAACCAACAACTTACCGACGATTGGTTCCGTTACGAGGAACTTAAGGACAAGTATTGGGGCAGATACCGCCTGTTTCACGAAGCTTTTCTTTGTGCCGTTGACAGGAAATATGGCTACAATTGGGCCAAGAGGCACAACCATCCATACAAAGATATCAAGCTGCACCTTGAGATTAACGGGCGGCATTATTGGTTCAAACGCAGCGAACGAGAATACTCAGAGCATTTTCTGAGTGTTATTGCCTTGCCCGAGGATACGTTCAATTTAACCGAGAAGGTAGAGTGATGGGCTGCCATGTCAAAAAATCCTCCAATGCGTCTATGGCGAACTGTCTAAAGCCAATGAGGAGTTTCACCTAAATGCGAGCAGGAAGCCCTTGCTTTCGCTAGAAAGTTTGATCATTCAGCGAGCATTTAGGTGAATTGTATGTCGGCTTGTTCTACGTACTATTGTTACATACCAGTAGGTTTGAGTTGTCAACTACCCAGTCGCTAAAAACGACAGGGCTTCCGCTACAACTAACCGCTATGCATTAGCAGAATCTTATGTCAGTGCAAGCGGCTTTAACGTATTTTTTGATCGTTCCGACCGTGCATAATCCTAACCGAAATTTGGGCTTTTACTACTTGTATATTGCAAGTTGCTGACTACTCTTGGTTTTTGAATAGTCAAGTTTTTTCTTACGCTAAAAGTTTTACCCAAACAACATTTACCTTACGGTACATTTTGCTTGGAACAAATTACCTTTAATTGCCAAAGAACATGCAGGCAACTTAAGCCTTACTGCAAATGTGATAGTATTTTTGAGCCGAAAAATAAGACATTTTCATCTATATTTCAGGAGAAAATTTGCTATCATACTTCATCAAGGTTTACTTAGGTTTAATCTTGAATTAGTCCTATGGCGGCATTCATCTCACTACCCTAAAGAGGTTTGGTCGCAGTCTCGTTCGCTTCGTTCACTTGCTTTGCGACCAAACTTTCCTTCGGAAAGTAGTGGTTTTTTGCCGCAAATTCGGTAAAACTTAGAGAGGAGATGATAGTTGAGGAATACGTCTTCATCGGCCATACTCACCCGGATCACGTACTGTCTATAGTATTAAAGCCGAGCATGAAGCAATTCCTTAACTTCTACAAACAATGAGAATTAGTATTGTCGGCTGGTACGGAAAGGGCAACGTCGGCGACGAAGCCTTCTGTTGTGTTTTTAAGGACTGGTTTATGGGACATGATGTCGAGTTTGTTACACCGCCTAAACGATGCAATAACCCTGACATCGTTATTCTCGGTGGTGGAGCTGTTGCCAGCCCTTTCTACCTCAATATACTACCGGACTGTCCTCGATATGCTCTTGGCATTGACATTGCCTACGAGAGTGAAATCGATCTTTTGGCCCCAAAGAATTTTAAGGCTGTCTTAGTCCGCAACACAACTGATATAGAAACGATGAGGGCTAAGTTGAATTGCCCGGTTGAGGCAATACCCGATTTAGCATTTGCTATTCCACGTGTTAGATACGATGCCCTAAAAACTCATAAACGTCATATCACCAAGCCTACCCTCGGAGTTTTTGCCACGGATTATGTAAACCCAGCGATTGATCGGCCTTGGCAGGATTTCGCAGAACGCTCGTATCACTTCAAAACAGAACTAGCCACTCAACTCGATATGCT